GGCGACTGGTCGCAGCTCATCGTGGCGGAGTGGGGCGTGCTGCAAGTCGAAGTGAACCCCTACGCCAACTTCCAGGCGGGCATCGTGGGTGTGCGTGCCATGTATTCGGTCGACATCGGCGTGCGTTACCCGGGTGCGTTCTCGCGTGCCGTGAGCATCACCTGATCGCTGGCCACCATGATCGATGCCAAGACTTCGGCCCTGGTGGCCAACACCGCATCCGCACCAGCCCCGCTGGTTGCGGTGCGGGTGTTGCGCGCCTTCTATGCCGACGCTGTGGTGCACCCGGTAGGCACCACCGTGCTGCTGGCGCATCCCCTGGCGGCCATGGTCATCACTGCGAACAAGGCCGAACTCGCACCCGAGCCCGAGCCCGAACCATTGCGCCCGGCGCCTGAGCACGAGCTGGACGAAGTTGCAGCTCCCGTAGAAACAAAACCCGCGAAGGGGAAGAAATGATTGCAAACCAAGGGCAAGCCGCATCTGCCGTGCAAGTGCTGGCCCCGGCCAGCCGCACTGCGGGTGCCAACAACTCGGGCTACTTCGACTGCAACCCATACGAAGGCGATGTTGTCTTCCTGTGTGAAGCGGGCGCTGTCACGGGTTCCGTCGACTTCAAGGTGCAAGACGCAACCGATTCCGGCGGCACCGCCGTGGCCGACATGGCGGGCTTCAGCATCACCGGCCTGGCCGCCAACACCAGCGGAAAGATCGTGGTGCCGGCACGCCAGATCCGCAGCCACGCGCGCGTGGTGTGCACCGTCACCACCGGCCCGGCACTGTGCGCCGTGTCGCTGATGTCGCACCCCAAGTACGTATAAGCCAGCACCAGGACGAAACCCGTGGCCTTCACCGAGAACATGGCGGCGTTTTTCAATGTAGCGGAGTTTGCTGTATCCGCCACGCTGAACGGCGCCACCACCGTCACTGGCATCTTCGACGATGCCAGCATCGATGTGCTCAGTGCTGCCGCCACGGCCCCCCGCTTCACCTGTCCTGCCAGCAGCATCAACCGTTCCCATGTGGGCCAAACCCTCGTGGTGAACAGCACCAATTACATCGTGCGGGCCGTTGAGCCCGACGGTACGGGCATCAATAGTGCCCAGCTCGAGCGGCAATGAGGGCGCGCTAAACCATGGCCCACATTCGAACCCTGCTGCGCAACTCGCTCATCACGGCCATCACCGGCCTGGCGACCACTGGCGCGCGCGTGTATACCCCGAGCAAATACCCGAATCTCGAAAGCGAGATCCCGGGCCTCATGGTCGACGTAGCCGATACCGCCACGTCCGACAGCCTGGCCACGCCCACGCTGCAGATGCGCACCTTCGAGATCACCATCACTGCGCTCGTGCGCAGCACGAGCGATGCCGATGCGCTGCTCAACCAGATCGGCCTAGAAGTGGAAACCGCGCTCGCCGGCGGCATCACCGTGGCGGGCAGGGCCTTGGTACTCGACTACACCGGCAGCACCCCCGATTTCAGCGCCGACGGCGACCAACCCATTGCGCAGTTACGCATCGGGTTCAGCGCCATCGGCACCACGTTTGCTAACACCCCGAGCACGCTCGGTTAAATCTCGAAAGGAAATTCATCATGGGCGTGAAAGTCGGCACAGGCGCAATCCTCGCGATCGCCAGCACCTACGGCACCACCGTGGCCATGTCGGCCATTACCAACGCGACGGAAGCGGTTGCAACGCTTGCCGCCAGCCATGGCGTTGTGGTGGGCGATTATCTCGAAATCACCAGCGGCTGGGGCGATCTCAACGGCAAGATCGTGCGCGCCAAGATCGTGTCCACGAACGACGTCACGCTCGAAACCATCAATACCACCAGCACCACCAACTACCCCACAGGCACGGGCACGGGCAGCATCCGCCGCATCACGGCCTGGACGAACCTGAGCCAGATCAAGTCGCTCGAAATGAGCGGTGGCGACCTCAATACCACCGACATCAGCGGCCTGTCGGACAAGAACGACATCAGCATCCCCACGTCGCGCTCGGCCGTGCAGCTCAAGGTCACGGTGTTTGAAGACCCCACGCTCACCTGGTACGCCACCGTACAGTCGGCCGACACTGGCCGCGTTCCGGTGGGCTTTCGGATGACAGACACGCTCGGCATCAAGACCCTGGCCAACGCCTACTGGGCCATAGCACAAGTGCCGGTGTACAGCCGAAACGAAGCTGTTACGCGCTCGATCGATCTCACCTTCAGCGCCGCGCCCGTCATCTACACCACCTGATGCCCGGGGCTCGCATGGACTTCAACACCCTGCGCGCTTCGGTGCTGGCCTCCCGGCGCTTCACCGCCACCGTGGAGGCCCTGCCAGGTGCCGAGTTCACCCTGCAGGCGCCCACGCGCCACGAAGCCAAGCTGCACGCGCTGGAATACTTCACCGCGGGGGCCGTTCCAGGCGTGGCGGGGCTCAAGGCGCAGCGCGCCATGCTGCAAGCCGCGCTGGTGGGCTGGGCGGGTGTTGGAGTTTCGGCCATCGGGGTGCAAGACGATGCCCCGCTGGCCTTCACGCCAGACGCCGCCGAGCTGCTCATCGATGAGCGGCCCGACGTAGCCGATGCACTCATGACGCAGGTGGTGCAGCGGGTAGTGGAACGCGACACCCGCTTCGAGGTGGCCTCAAAAAACTCGTGGCCCGCATCGGCTGGGAACGCAACCAGCATGAAGCACGCGGGCTCATTGCAAGCGGATTCGGGCACCTGATCGATGCGCCGCCGCCCATTCTCCCGCAAACCTCCACAGCGCTGCACTGCTGGAGTTTTTGCGATGGCTGGGCTCCAGAGCGGGTGCTGCACTACGTGGAGATCTACGGAACGGGCGCCTGCGATGACGTGATCGAACTCGTGGAGCTGGTGCAAGTCGTACGGGAACAACTGAGATAACAGGCAAGCGCAATGGCCACGAAGAACAAGATCACGATCGAAGCAGAAGACCGGGCCAGCGAGGCGCTCAAGCGCATCGGCAGCGCTGCGGGCGGGCTTGAATCCGTTCTCGGTGAAATTGGCGGGCAGTCTGCAGCGTTTTCCTTCCTGAGCAAGTTGGCCACACCAGGCGCGGCCGCTATTGCAGCGCTGGGTGGCGTAGCCGCGGGAACGCTCAAGGTTGTGGATTCGTTGGACAGCCTCAACGAAGCGGCGCAAGGCGTTGGCGTCACCGCAGTGGCGCTCAGCCAGTTGCGCGCCGGGGCTGTTACAGCCGGCGTTGGAGCCGAAAAGCTCGACGGCGCACTCAACAAGCTCAACAACACCATGGCCGACGCCGCCGCCGGCGGCAAGGAAAGCCAGGCCGCCTTCAAGGCGCTCGGCATCTCGGTGCTCGACGGCAATGGCAACCTCAAGGCCACCGATGCTGTGCTCGGCGAAGTGGCCGACAAGTTCGCCAGCTACCAGGACGGCGCCGAGAAGAGCGCGCTGGCCAACAAGCTCATGGGCAAGACAGGCTTCGAGATGGTGGCCTTCCTGAACCAGGGCAAGGACGGCCTCAAGGTTCTCACCGCCGTGACCGATGACAACGTCAAGGCCGCGGCGCGCCTGGCCGACGACTGGGACCGCGTGAAGCAATCCATGGCGGATGCCTCGGTGAAAGGCTTCACGCCACTCATCAGTTCGCTAGCGCAGGCATCGAAGGAAATCGAGGCGGTCAAGAAGGCGGGCGGTGACGGCTTCTGGGACTGGCTCAGTCTTCCCGGAAGCGGCGCGGTCGGGTCATTCCGTGACCTCACCGGGCAAATCGATTCGGCACAAAAAAAGCTGGTCGCGCTCCAGGCGATGCGCACCTCAGCGAACCGGATCGAGGGCGATGCATCGCAGCGCGAAACCCGCGTTGGCTTCCTCGACAAGGAGATCGAACAACAGCGCACGCTGCTTGCTGAGCTCAACGCGGTACGCAAGGCGCGGGGATATCTCACGGATGCCGAGCGCGACGAAAACCGCATGCTCGACATCATTGCCGGGCGCAGGCGCCAGGCGGCCCCCATCGTCAAAGTGGACACCGGACCAAGCGAAAGCCAGAAGGCCGCCGACGCCGCCATCAAGAGCATGGACGAGCAGCTCGGCAGGCTCGACGAGCTCACGAATGTGCAGCAAGTGCTCAAGGATGTGGAGGCCGGGCGCTACAAGGACGCCACCGTCGACCAGCAGGTGTTGCTTCTGTATTCGGCGCAGATGCTCGACGACAAGAAAATCGAAATCGAGATCAACAAGGACTTGAAAAAGCAGGCCGAGGAACGCTTCAAGGCAGAAGAAGCTGCCGCCCAGGCGGCCGACGACTGGGTGAAGAGCACGCAGGCATCCATAGAGAACCTCACCGGAACGGGCGCACTGCGCAGGTACACCGAACAGGTGACGGCGCTCAACCTG